TTTCACTCGTAGGGTGTTACTACCAACGGAAGCCGATCTCTGTAACCTCCTTGGATTAACAGAAGAAGAATATTTTCAATTTTTAGAAGGTGTTGCAGCAAAGGTAAAAGAACGACCAGAAGCTTATGGTTTAGTTCCTGAGATATTTGCTGGCCCTGCTGCTGGTGCTTTCGCTTTATATAAAACTGCTGCTGGTGTTACTACTTTGACTTTGCTTGGTCAAGTAGCTGTTGGTGTTGCTTTAAGTGTTATTTCATATCTTTTAACTCCCAAGCCTCCAAGCATGAAGCAAGGGACAAGTGAAAGAACGGCTGATATAGCAGGTCTTAAGCGTTTTGCTCCTCAATCAAGTTTTAATACTGTTCAAGAATTAGCAACTTTAGGTGCATTAATACCTTTAATTTTTACTAATAGAGATCAAAACTCTAATGGTGGAATAAGGGTCAATTCACAATTGATGTGGTCACAGCTTGTTAGTTTAGGTACTTATCAACAATTAAAAATCCTTGCTTTATTTTCTTTAGGTGAAATAGAAAGAAGGCCAGATTTTGAAGGCTATGCAATAGGAGATTTATTAATTAGTAATTATCACGCTAAAAAGATTTATAAACTTAATTATTCAAATGATAACTATCCTCCAATTGGTGAAAATATTCCTTTTCTAAGAGATGGAGGAATTATCCCTAATGATATTTTTAAAGTTGATGATAAAAGATATTTTTCAGGGACAAGAAACCCAACAACACAGGCAACTTTTGGATTAAGTAATCCAATGCCTAACATGACTTATTACAAATTACCTTATGAATTAGTTAGAACTCCTAGTGATACAGATACAAATGAAGGTAGACCAGCAGGAAGAATAACATTTAAAAAAAGAAGGAAACTTCTTGGATCGTGGCCTATGAGGGCAGGTTTTATTAATGGCGGTAATGCTTCTCAAAAAGAAGGTAATAGTGATTTAACAAAAGGAACTGTTATTGAATATCAAATATTAGGTAGCGGTGATTTAGATGAAAATTTATATGAAGGAATTGGGTATCAACAAGATATAGATACTAAGAGGTTAACGATGGAACCTCATGGTCTTGATGACGTAAACGCTGCAATAAAAACAATACGAGAGAATATTGATTCTTCAATTACAGAAGATGAACAATATATGGCAGGTACAACTTTAGTTAATTGTCATCAAATAAATGAAAGCGATCAAAAATGGAGTGGTGTCCCTTGGGATGGAACATTTACTAGGCATTATTATTTTGAAGTAATAGAAGAAGGAAGGTATCATGCAAGTCCTTCGGGAAGATTAGATGGGAACCATACAAGCAATCCTAATTGGGATACTAATGGAAAGTTCTTTACGGTTAGGCCATCTCGATTAGATAGAGATGATCATTTTTATTACGAACAAAATTATAATGAATTATATGAACCACACATAAGATATGCACTTCAAAAAGCAACAATAGGAACAATTTCTAATAATAGAAGATGTGATATTACTGAAATTGGAATTAAGTCAAAAGTATTTAAAGAAATTAGTTTTGCAAATGTAAATAGCAAGCCAGAAGAAGATAAAATTTATGAAGTGTATGATGATAGGTCTACTTTAACTTTAGGTAATATCAATAAATATATTACTAGATTTAGTTTCTTCAAATTACAAGTAAAAATTAATGATGTTTGGACATGGTTACAACCTGACATCACAAGCGAACCAAATCATTCTGGTTTATTTTGTATAAAAGGTAATACACCTGAGTTCCAATATAACTATATAAGAATAGATCATTTAAAAAATCAGTATGAATTTAGATTTTTTCCTTGGCCTGGTAATGATGTAATACAAGAAGTAATTGCTAGAGAAAATAATCCTGTAAAATATAGAGTTTGTTTATTAAATGCAAATAAGGCAACAAATGTTGGTGACTTAGAGCAATTTTCATCCAATGATTTTACTGTTAAATTTGCAGGGAAAAGAAATTATGCTTTAACAAAAAGTATTTTAAGTAATTCAGAATGGAATTTAGGGCATCCGAGTAAGAATCTAGTTGCTGTATCTTCTAGGACTGTTACTGGTTTTAATATTGATCATGCAGCTAATTATGATAATCCTTCCTCATCTAATCTTCCTTCAAGTTACCCAATTGTAGAAAGGTGGACAAAGGCATCTGTTAATGGCTACCCAGGGTTTGAAGGGCCATACCATGACACTATTATTGTTCGTTTTGATAATTATCCAAGTCCAGGAAGAGTTACATGGAATTTATATATAAATCCCAGTGATGTAAGTCCAAATATTCAAGGGTTTAATGGCCCTGTATGGAATCAATCAATAGAAACATCAAGCACTAGCACTTCTGGAGTCGAATTTCACTACACAAAAACAGATGGATTTGGTGGTAAATTTCAACCTGTAGCTTTAGTTTTTAGTAAGCCAAATTGGTATTCAGTAAAGAAGACAGAACAATACGGAACAGTTGCAACGCCTGTTATAAATTTAACAAATTTAGCTGTTACACAAAAAAATAATACTTCTGATATTGGAGACGGTGATGCTGCTGGACTCAAGGTGAATTTAACAGTATGGACAAATTTACCTGATAAAGATAGATGGTATGCAGTTTGGGATTTAAGTGATCCAGGTGAGTATTATACAAATGGAGACAAAGTTACTATTCCAGCGCAAAGTTATGGTGGTAGTGTTGTCTTTCCAGGGCAAGAAATACTTTTAACCGTTAAATCTGATGAAAAAATATATAGTGACGATGATATAGAGCATGAATTAAATATTTATGATGCTGCTGCTGATTTTTGGAAGTATGAAGGGGATAGATCAAGTCATTTAGATGGCCCTGAACATCAACTGGTTTATATAAATGAAATAGTAAAAACTGAAGGAGTAGATGAAGCAACATACGAAAATTTAGCTTATGCAGGTTTAAGAGTTAATAGTTCAAAAGAGTGGACAAACTTTAGTCAGTTTTCTGCTTACTTTAAAAAAGGAATTAAGGTGCAAGATATTGTTCAAGGAAAAGATAATCAAGGTA